GATCAAACCCATGAAGTCGGTGAAAGCCTCAGGTTTCACGAGAGGCACGCGTAGCCCTTACCGGACAAAGTCCGGAAGCTACAAGGACCAGGCGGGCAAACCAGCTCGTCCTCCCTTTGTGCCCCTCTCGCGGTCAAAGCGGAAAGTATCCCGCTTGCATCAGGCAATTCAATCTGCATTTCCAATGCATGATTTGCGTGCGCTTTCAAGTTCGGCTATGGATGAATATCTCCAGGTTGCGCTTGATGCCGAAGATAGCAGGTCCATGAAGGATAACTACCTTCTTGCATCTGTGTTTAAGCGGTATCAGTCTACTGACACCGGTAATGTGGAGGCGAGAGTCTCTGCTGCCATCGATAAGTTGATAGACAGTGAGCTAAAGTGTGCGGAGACTAATCGTGTGTTCGCGGGGGGCCTTGATCGGTCCAACGCGCGCATTCCGATGAATTATCTGCCGCTTCTTGCACGTGCGAGAAAGCACGTTTCCCGCATCCTCGGCCGGTTTCGACTGGACGAGTTGCCTACAGCGTGTAATTTCACACCTGGTGCGACGACGGAGTTCACCCGAAAATCAGGGCAGCTCCATAACAAGTGGTCCAAAGCGACACACTGTACGTCGCGAGCACGGCCTTACGTTGAGGCGTTCATGCGCTGGTCCAAAATACCGGATCTCCAGCGTGATATCACTATCAATGAACGCAACACCGTATTCACTGTACCAAAGAACTTCGATCGTGATCGGACGGCTTGTAAGCCGGTAACGTGGAATGGGTTCCTCCAATTGGGACTCGGCACCATGATACGACGTCGGTTACGTAAAGAAGGGCTGCTGCAGCCGGACGCCCAGGAATATCATGGGGTCTTGGCTAAAGTTGCTTCAATTGTCCCAGGTCTTGTAACCCGAGATCTGGCGTCTGCCAGCGACTGTGTCGCTGTTGGATTGCTTGAAGCGCTTCTACCCGACGAATGGTTCAGAGTCATTATGGACCTTCGCGAGCCTACCGGATTACTACCAGACGGATCCACTGTCTGGTGGGAAAAGGTGAGCTCGATGGGGAACGGTTTCACTTTCGAATTGGAGACCTTGGTCTTCTACGCGTTAGTGAAGGCTTGTTGTAGCAGGGAGAGCCTGGTTAGCGTTTACGGGGATGATATCTTATTCCCCGCACCGCACGCGGACCGCGTGGATGAGCTCCTGAGCTTCTGCGGGTTTGAAATAAACCTGTCTAAGAGCTTTGGTCCTCCTTCATTGTTTCGTGAGTCATGCGGTGGCCACTATTTTCGTGGCGACAACGTGAAGCCATTCTACATAACACGCC